TTTGAAGGCATATATCGAATATTATTTAGAGAAGCAGGTAAATTTGTTGCAAAGTACAATAAACTACCAAATGCTGAAGCTTTTAAAATAGAACTCGATAATGCCGATAAACTAAATGATGAACAATATAATTTAGCTATGGATATTGTGCCACAATTATTTACTGGGGAAAAGGTAGATGAGAAGTGGTTATTGGACACTACTGAAAAGTGGTGTCAAGACCGTGCAATATACCTTGCAATTATGGAATCAATATCAATCATTGATGGAAAACACGAACAATTAACAAAAGGTGCTTTACCCGATTTACTTACCAAAGCTTTAGGTGTTGGCTTTGATTTAAAAGTCGGTCATGATTATGTAGAAAATGCTGGAGAAAGATATGAATTTTATCACACAGAAGAAGATAGGCTTCCGTTCGATTTGGAATACTTCAATACAATCACAAAAGGTGGTGTCCCACGTAAGACTCTTAATATTGCTCTCGCTGGTACCGGTGTCGGTAAGTCTTTATTTATGTGTCACGTTGCTTCCGCAGCCTTAGTACAAGGATTCAATGTTTTATACATTACAATGGAAATGGCTGAAGAAAGAATTGCAGAAAGAATAGATGCTAATTTACTTGATGTACCTATTGATCAACTCGATAAAATATCAAAAGATAGATTTACTTTAATGGTAAACAATATTGCAAAGAAAACTACTGGTAAATTAATTATAAAAGAATATCCAACTGGTTCTGCACATGCTGGTCATTTCCGTGCATTATTAAATGAATTAAAATTAAAAAGACAATTTGAACCTGATCTAATCTTTATTGATTATTTAAATATATGTGCAAGTTCAAGAATGAAAGGAATGGGTGGTGCAATCAATTCATACTCTTACATTAAAGCAATTGCTGAAGAATTACGTGGCCTTGCGGTCGAGTTCGACTTACCGATCTTCTCTGCAACGCAAACGACTCGTAGTGGTTATTCTAACTCGGATATTGGGCTTGAAGATACAAGTGAGTCTTTTGGATTACCCGCTACCGCGGATCTAATGTTTGCTTTGATATCAACTGAAGAACTCGAACAACAAGGTCAGTTTATGGTAAAACAATTAAAGAATCGTTATAATGATCCAACACTACATAAAAGATTTGTAATTGGTGTAGATCGAAGTAAGATGAGGTTATTTGATGTGGAAGAAAATCAACAAACTTTAACAGATGATACACCAGTATTTGATAAAACAGAAACTGGAAAAAGGTTTGCGGACTTTAAATTATGATGTTTTATGATATAGAAAAATTGGAAGAACTTGAAAAGCAAGTATCAGATAATCTAGCAATAGCAGATAATCATACTTGGAAAGATGAAAATAAACAGCATTGGGTAAACTATCGAAACGATATGCCTAATTGTTTAGCAGTTATAAGAGAATATAAAGAGTTATTAAGACAGGTAAAAAATGATAGCAAAACTAGTTAGTTATTCACAACCACCAAAAGAAGATGTATTTACTGATTGGAACGCTAAAGACTTAATTGCTTATGCAGCAAGAGTTTCAAATCCATCAAATCAAATGAATAAAGAAACAGTAGATAAATTATTAAATTATCTTATTAAACATAAACATTGGTCTCCATTTGAAATGGTAAGTGCTTGCATTGAAATAGAAACAACAAGAGATATTGCAAGACAAATATTAAGGCATCGCAGTTTTAGTTTTCAAGAATTTAGTCAGAGATATGCAAATCCAGTAGAAGAATTAGAATTTGTCACACGAGAAGCAAGAGTACAAGATGAAAAGAATAGACAAAATAGTATCGAAGTTAGTGATAGGACTTTCCAGATTGACTGGGAACGAGAACAAAAAAGAGTTATATGGATGTGCGAAAAGGTTTATAAAGCTGCTATCAAGAAGGGCATTGCAAAAGAAGTCGCAAGAGCAGTCTTACCTGAAGGATTAACAAAGTCAAGATTATACGTAAATGGTACCATCAGAAGTTGGATACATTTTATTGAACTAAGAAGCGCAAATGGTACACAAAAAGAATGTAGTGAAGTTGCGGTTGCTTGTGCAGAAGCGATAGCAAAAATATTTCCAATGGTGAAGGAGTTTTGTAATGAGTAATAAATATACACAAGATATGACAGGAACAGGACAACACATTGAATTACCAGATCCGGGACCAGAACCTGAAAGGTACAATGATTGGATTTTGTGGAAACTACGACAAAGTCCAGAATATCATAAAGCACTCCGTGGAAATAGAATAGAAAAAAAGACAGAGTTTCAAACAGGAATATTTGAAGTGGTTAAAAATTTTTTAAAAGATGACAGTTTAGCGTTAGCTGGTATATTTTTTGTAGGCCACGTCATTATTGCTATGGCAGTTGTAAGTATTATCACAGGTGCTAGTTTTTGGGAAGCAGGTGCTGTTGCTTTAATAGAACCAGCTGTAAATTCATTATGGTTTTATGCTTTACATAAAATATGGAAAAAATTTAAATAAAATGCATTTTCTCCTTTACAACCTTTATTTTTTGTGGTATAATATATCTATAAAATAAAAAAAGAAGGAGTTATATTATGGCAAAAGTTAAAAGTTTAATGATGGATTTACAAGAAGAGTTTTACAACAAAGCTTCAGTTCTTGTAAAAGACAGCGATTCAGTATGGGAAGCTCAACAAAGAGTTGAAAAACTTAGAAAAGTTGAGTTTAATTGGCTTGATCAGTTTCAAGTTGCTGACGAAGTGGAGAATGCATGGCATGTCAGTTAATCCACAAAATAATGGTATTGGCTTAGTTGTTGGTGCAATTGCATTTCTCGGTTTAAGTTTTTGTAGTCCACCAGCACCAGCAAATGAAGCAATAAACGCTAAGAACTTTAACGATCAAATAGTTTGCATGGCTGATAATATATATTGGGAAGCACGTAATCAGCCTGTTAAAGGTATGTGGGCAGTTGCATTAGTTACTGACAATAGAGTTATTGATAGTAGATTTCCGAATACACATTGTGAAGTAATTAAACAAGGACCTACTAGTAAGTGGTGGTACGAACATCATGGTAAGATTGTACCGATAAGACATAGATGTCAATTTAGTTGGTTTTGTGATGGTAAAAGCGATGAAATACCAATATACGATATTGATGTATATAAGACTGCATTGATAATAGCACAAAAAGTTTTCTTTGGTTCATATAGTACAGATATAACAAAAGGTGCAACACATTATCATGCGGATTATGTATATCCAGCGTGGAGAAAACAAAAAACAAAAACAATTAAAGTAGGTAATCATATATTTTATAGGTGGGAAAAATGAGGCAATTTATTTATGACAGTTGGAATGCAGTTATGAATTACAACTACAATCCATTGAAACATATTCCTGATTTACAAGTCAGACACATGGTTATGCAGATACTTGCATGGATGTGGTGTATAGCATTTTCAATGTACTTTGGAAGTATGTGGGTTTTTGGAGTAACTGCAATAGCACATATGTTTATTATTAGTGCAATAGTAGTTACAGTTGCAACTTTTTCTGCAGCCAAGAAACTCAACTGGACATATCATACACCAAGTAGATCAAGAGCAATTTACATGAATGGTAAAAGATATGAACTAGATAAAAATGATGTTGGCGGAGAACATGAGTAAAAACGATATTAAACAATACAGAGGTCTTATCAGAAAAGATATTGATGAAGTCATGGCTAAATTAAATAAGATAGATAAAAAAATAAATGAACTAAACGAAAAATTAGAAAAGCATATTAACTTTATTGACGATACATATGAAGGATTAAAAAATCCTATAAAAATGGCAACAAGGTTTTTTAAGAGGTAGACATGACGAGTTGTGAAGATATAGTTAAAACTGAAGAAGAAAAGATAAAATTTCAAGTGTCACATTCAAAAGTACTTTTGGAATTAAATGAAGATAAAATTCAACCGGGTCAAGTACATGAAAATAATCAAACAGTGATTGATTGGCTTAATCATCATAGAAAAATAATTAAGGATAATGAATGATAGATTATAAATTTAATGAAGATAAAAATTTAAATGAATTGAAAAAACATATTGATAGTACTTATGATAGTCATTACTCTAAAGAAAAATTTCAAGCAACTGAATTTATAGTTGACGGCGGTCATGGCACAGGATTCTGTATTGGCAATATTAT